GTAAATAATCCTCAAAGTGTCATGGTATTGACTATACCGACAAGCGAAAACTCCGCAGGTGGAAAAGTAGAAATCAAGATAGAGCCATTAAGTGTAGAAATCAAAGATGCTTCATTCAGACTTTACCGAAGCGATAACAGAGATGAAATAATTGGTGCTCATGGAATGCCACCTTATAGAATGGGGATTTATGAAACAGGACAATTGGCAGGTAACCTCGGAAGGGAATCAACGGTAATTTACTATTCAAGTATAATCCAACCTCGACAAAATGTATTCAACCAGATTATGAATTTGGACATATTACCGACATTGGGAGTTACCGATTGGTGGTTTGAACTGGAAAGCATTGACCTTAAAGAAATTGATGCAGATGTAGAAAGGATATTAAAGTTAATCTCAAGTGGAGTAATGACACCTAACGAAGCGATAGATTATTGCGGTAGCTATTTTGGACTTGAAAGAAGTCAAGATAATCCGGCTATGGATTTCCATTATATAAACGGACAGCCTATTGATTCAAATGGACTCATTCCAGAAAGCGAAATTACAGGTGCTTTAAGCAGTATCAAAGATAAGCTAATAGAAGGATTAATAGATTATGTTTCCAAAAATAATAACGGAAAGCTTGATAGAGATAGAAGGTTTACAAAGGCAATTACAGACATTGAAAAAGACCTCCGGAAAACTCCAGAAAGAGGAAATTAAGCTTTATAGAAAACTTCTAACTTTAATCAGGAAAAAGAATAAAGAGATATTTAGCCGATTCAAGAAATTAGGCAGAGTGCCTTCCAATGATTTGGATATTAAACAAATCGTACAACCTTTAGAAGAGGCAATAGAAGATTATGCCGAAATTGTAATTGAAAATACAGAAGAAGCTATCCGAAGGGGAATAGCCAGAGCCGTTAGGTTGTTGCCGACCACTGAAGCCAAAAGAGAATTCAAAATAGACTTTGAGTTTTTAGAGGAGTTTTCACCATTAATCGCACAGCAGATAAAAGAGAAAACTTTTGTAGCTTCCGAAAAAACTATAAGAAGATTAATAGGAAATCTCATGGAAAACTTAAGAGAAAGTTACGAGGCGGGATTCGGGTACAGCAAATCCGCTGAAAGACTCAATGAAGTTTTTACCAACATGGAAACATACGAACTTGAACGAGTAGCCAGAACAGAAATAGCAAGTGCCGAAAATTTGGGAATGTATGAAAGTGAAATAGAATTAGGAGTTGAATATCATAAGTGGAGAACAGCAAGAGATGAAAGAGTAAGAAATTCACATGAAGAATTAGAAGGGCAGATTGTAAAGGTTGGAGATAGATTCAGTAATGGTTTAGAATATCCGGGCGACCGTAGCGGTCCAATAGAAGAATGGATAAATTGTTTTATTGGTAGTACATTAGTAACTGCTACTGAAACAAAAAGGGTTTTTAGAAGGTTTTATGAAGGTGAGACGATTACTATCACAACTGCCTTTGGCAACAAACTTACCGGTACTCCGAATCACCCAATATTGACTTCTAATGGCTGGATTCCCCTGAATCGATTGAATCCTGGAGATAAGATAATTGCTACAAGAGATAATATCAGGGACTCCTCTATTAACCCAAATGATAATTATATTAAAACCAGAATCGAGGAGATATATACAGCGAGTTCTAAATTGTTTCCTAAAAAAAGGATTATTTCTGGAACAGACGATTTCCATACAGATGGAAGGGGAAGCAAATATATCGACATTGTAAATATGAATAGCTTTTTGAGGGATAACTTTAATATTATTTTTTCTCAATTCATTAACAAAATCAGTTTCCCATTTACCAATATATTGGAGAGTTTTTTCTCTGGTATTAGCTTTTGCAATAGCTTCTGGAATAGGGATTATTCTTTTTCTAATGGTGTCATGGGCTTTTTTTGTAATCCTTTGTCTCTCAGCTGGAGATGTTTGGGACATTCTGACATACATGGATTCAGAGCGATTTCTAATAAATATGCTATTCTCGGAAAGATACCTATAAATAACATTTCTGGAAACATTAAATTGTTTGGCAAGGGCTTTTCCAGATTTTCCTTTTTGATACAGCTTTACAATTTCCTGATAAGGCAAAACAATATTATTAAATTTGGAATTAATAGAGATACCATTATCGAAAAGTCTTTTCCTGATAACTTTATCGGTGACACCATATTTTTTAGCGATGGACTTAATAGAATCCCCATCCCTGTAACAACTGATAATATAATCAATATCGAGAGCAATAATTTTAGGGGGTATGTTTATAACCTCCAAACGAAAGATAATATGTATATATCTAATAATATTATAACACATAATTGCCGTTGCACGATAATGCCATTCCTTATGCCGGAAGGTTATACTGCACCGTCTGGAATGAATTTCTTTTATGAAAGTGATTTAGTCAAGGCAGAATAACAAAGGAGGGATAAATGAATCCAAATGAAACCACTATGTATGAAGAAAAGTATTGGGTAACAGAATTCAGGATATATTCCGAATTAGAGGATTATTTAAGAAATCAAAATTATACGGAGGCAAATAATGCATTCGAAAGCAATCGATTTATTGAAGAATATGATGTTTGATGAAGATATGATTAACGGAAATCAGAAACGAAAAGAAAGAAATGAATTGATATTATTTATAATAAGGAAACTCCAGAATGATATGCCAAGACCTGAAAGGAAAATCGAAAATCCAGACTGTCCTAATGGGGTATGTCCAGCGAGGTGATAATGGAAGTTAGATGTATTGATTGTGGGAAATTACTATTCAAAATAACCGACCAACGTTATATCGAAATACCATGCTCAAGACCGAGGTGCAGAAACAAAGGTCAAAGAGAAATAATGATATACGATATTCAAGAGGAGAAGATAATAGAAAAAAGAAAGGATTTGACAAAGAATAATTTCACTGGTAAAATAATTATAAGTTAAAAAGGTTCTTTCTGACTGATAAAAGACCAAGGGGACTTTTCGAAAGATAGGTTGGAAAGTCAAATTGACAATTGAATATTCCAAGGGGACAAACCCCAACTCATATTCTTTTCATTTTTTACTTCCTTTACATCAGAGCATCTACGAGAAGCCGGTACAGCTTTCTTGTAGGTGCTCTTTTGTTTTAGGGAAAGGAGAGAAAATGCCATTCGGAAAATGGGAAAATTTCAATGAATGCGTTTTAGACATGGAAAAACAAGGTTATGACAATGAAACAGCAAAAAAGATATGTGGAACTCTGGAAAGAGAATTAAAGAAGAAAGGAGAAAGAGATGTGACTGTAAAAAACCAGAATGCAAAAGAAAGTTTAGAAGAACGAATAAGCCAAGTTAGAAGAGCATTTGAATCAAGAGGCGATTTAATGGAATCCAATTCAATGGTTATTCATGTTTTTGAAGATACAGTAATAACACAGCAATTTGGTACAGGTCAATATTATGAAGTACCTTATACTATAGATGATGACGGTAAAATAACCAAAGGCGAGCCGAAAGAAGTTGATTTAGTCTATATTCAAAAACGACTTAATAACAGCAGTGCAGAATTAACCGGTCCCATATTTAAAGCAGATGAAAAACAGAGAATAGTTTATGCCGCAGTATTAGTACCCGGAGAGCCAGACCATGATTTCGAAAAAGGCGAAAAATTATTGACCGCAGAAGAAATAGAACAAGTTGCTCATAAGTGGATGGAAGATTATGGAAACATAGACTACATGCATGGAATGAATAATGTAGCCAAACCAGTGGAAAGTTTTATATTGCCTTTTGAATGGGAAGTTACTATCGGAACTGAAAAAACCAAACTTCCAGAAGGTACATGGATATTAGCAGGAAAAGTAACTAACGATAAAGCATGGAAAGAAGTGGAAGAAGGCAAACTTACAGGATTCTCAATTATGGGAATCCAGAACACAGTATTAAAAGACATCATGAAAAAAGTAGCCGATGGAGAGCCAGCAAATAAGCAATTTGAAAGCTCACTTAAAAGAGTATTAATCAGAGATTTAGGCAAAGACTGGATTGTACCATTTGTGAGTTTGGTAGATGAGCCATGTGTACCGAAGGCTAAATTTTTTGCTATCAAACAAAAGGAAAAAACCGAAACAGAGCAGGAGGATAGAGAAGGCGTATGGGCTAAAGTAGTAAACTATTTTAAAAAAGATGATTTTGGACAAATGACTGAAACTGTAAACAAGTTAAACGATATAGCAGAAAAGGCAGGAAGGTCAATTAGTGAAGACACCTACAAAGAACTTAAAGCAATATTAGGGTCTTTACAGAAATTAATGGATAAAGCAGATAAAGAAAGAAAGCCAGATTATATGAAAAATAAAAAAAAATCGGAAGGAGATGAACTCGACATGGAAGCAAAAGACGTGCAGAAAATGATAGATGAAAGATTAGATGAAAAATTAAAACCTATTCAAGAAGGATTGGCACAACTTACAAAATCAGAAGAGCAAGAAGAAGGAGAGAAAAAAGAAGAGGTTAAAGAAGATGCTATCAAATCCAAAGAGGAAGATATAAAAGCAGAATACGATAAATTAAAGGACGAGGTAACAAAGGCGCAGGAAACTATTAAAAAGTTGCTTGCAGAAAAAGAAGGCAAATCCAAGGTCGAAAAAGGGCAGGAAGATAATGAGCCAGAAAAAAAGGAATATACCATAAAAGACCAATTGGACGAATTGGGTAGAGATAGTTATGGAAGAGCAGTTAAGAAAGGAGATGAATAATAATGTATAAGAATGAAACACTATTACAACTTATTGATAGAGCATTAAAAGGCGGGATAACTGAAATAAACGATTTTGGAGATGCCGTATTACAACCGGAAAAATTAGCAAGATTTATTAGAAAGATGCAATCAAAAACTGTTATATTGCCAGCCGCAAGATATACACCGATGACCTCGCAGATAAAACATATTGATAGAATATCTTTCACAGGTAGAGTTTTAAAATCCGGTAAAGATACAAGCGGAGCGCATAGAAGTTTATCTACTTCTGAATATGCAAAAACAGCTACAGCTACCAACGTTTTAACCGCGTCTGAATTTATTGCAATAGCTTCTTTGAGAGATGATGCTTTAAGACGGAATATTGAAAAAGAGGCTTTTGAAAATACTATGATTGATTTACTCGGAGAAGCAGTTGGTAGAGATTTAGAGGAATTAGCTTTATTCGGAGATACTGATATTCTTTACGCTACCGATGACGTTTTATGCAAAACAGACGGTTGGATAAAGTTAGCCGCAAATGCAATTTACGGTGGTGGGAAAGAAGACTTTGACCCAACAGATAAAGATAATTATCCAGAAAATATGTTTAATGCCATGTTAGTAGCTATGCCAAAGGAATATCTGTCTAATGTAAACGAATGGAGATTCTGGGTCCCTTGGGAAGTAGAAAATTCTTACAGGGATTTACTCAAAAAACGTGGAACAGCTTTAGGAGATAGCGCATATACAGGTAATGCACCTTTATCTTACAAGGGTATTCCAATTCAGGTAGTTCCGATGTTAGCCAGAGCCACAAGTGTAGCAGAAGGCGGAACAGGTGATGTAGCTATTTTAGGTTATCCTAACAATCACGTTTGGGGTGTATTCCATCAGGTTACTATTGAGAGAGAACGTGAAGCAAAAGAACGCAGAACTGATTTTGTGTTAGGTCTTGAAGTTGACGCAGGATATGAAGATGAAAATGCAGTAGTTGTTGCATATATCGACAAAGAAGAGCCAGCGTCCTAATCATAAACAATGAAGGGGTGGTTAGTTTTGTGGGGACGGGACTAACTGCCCTTTTTTAGAAAGGAGAGCCGTATGAATGTAGGAATTGTTGGCTATGGTTATGTTGGAAAAGCAACAGCTAAACAAATAAGTAATGCCACAATAAAGATAAGCGACCCGGAAAAAGGTTATAATGACGACCTTTCAAGGTGTGATATTATCTTTATATCTATTAATGAAACAAACGCCACTATGGACAATTTAGAGCGTCTAATGGACACTCTAACAGAAACAAACCAGATAGGTTTCTTTGTTATCAGAACTACAGTCATTCCCGGAACTACAGATTATCTCGCTACAAAATATAATCGGAAGATTGTTTTTATGCCGGAGTTTTTAAGAGAATGGAATTACGAATACGATGCCAAGAATCCGGATAAAGTAGTTATAGGTACAGAAGATAATGGTTTGTTTAATATCCTAAAAATATTATGTTATTCCAACAACACAATACAGGTAAAACCAATTGAGGCAGAATTAGCCAAATTAGCATTAAACAGTCTGGCAGTTATCAAAGTTGTATTTGCCGAAGAATTGGCCGATTTAAGCAACGTTTTAAATTGTGAATATAAAAACATCTATAAAATATTTTCTCTTGACCAGAATATAAATGAAAGACACCTAGTCGCAGGGAAAGATGGTTATAAAGGTGCTGATGGGAAGTGTATTACTCCAGAAACAAAAATATATATAAACAATAATATTAAAAAAGCCAGTGAAGTTAATAAAGGGGATAAAGTTTTAACTATTGACGGAAGCTGGCAAAGAATAATTAAAAAATATTGTAGAGAAATTGAAGAAGACATTTATCGAATAAGACCACAAGGCTTAAATGAATTTTGTATGACAGGTGAACATCCTGTATGGGGAATAAAAGCAGATAGAAAATATTATGGGAATAAAAGAAAAAAGTTTAGCAATTATACAGACAATGATTATAAATTTGAGTGGATAGAAGCAAAAGAATTAAAGAAAGGTGATTTTATAGCATTACCAAAAATAAAGGAATTTGATAATAAAATATTCAACGATGATTTAATGAGATTGTTTGGTTATTATGTAGCAGAGGGGAATATAGAGAAAAATTCTAATAGGATTGCCATTGCTTTTCATAAAAAAGAAAAAGAATATATTAATGATGTTTATCGGATAGTAAAAAAAGAATTCGGAATAACTCCTGGGATAGAAAAAAGACAACAGAATTGTACTGTAATTAGGTTTATTTCACAAAAAGCCAAAGATATATTAATTGCAAATTGTGGAGAAATGGCAAATAAAAAAGAATTAAGTAATGAAATAATAAATTCACAAAATATAAATGAATTTTTGATAGGTTACTTTAGGGGAGATGGAAGCAAGTCAACTAATATATATTCAATGGCAACAATATCAGAAAAACTATTTTATCAATTAAAGCTAATATTATTGGGATTAGGTATAGCATTTACAACTAATATAAGAGAGGCAAGAATAGACAAAAATAAAGTTAATCATCAAAAGGTTTTTACAATTAGAATAAGAAATTATGAGGAAATAAAAAAGTTTAATGATATTGTAAAAATGGAAATTAATAAAGAGTTAAAATTACAAAGGAAAACAAGTTGGTTTGATGATGAGTATTTATATATTCCTATAAAAAGCATAGAAAAAATAAAATATAAAGGGGAAGTATATAATTTTGAAGTAGATAAAAACCAGACCTATGTGATAGCAGATGCTATTGTTCATAATTGCCTACCAAAAGACAGCGAGTTTTTAGTCAAGACAGGAGAATTGTATAATTCCAGAATGAGTTTACTCGAAACAGCAGTAGCTATTAATAAGTTTATGTTGAGGGTAAGATGATGGGATATGAGGAATATCTGAAACAATCTATTAAAGACCACAAAACAGGAATAAGAAAAAACCCGGTAGATGAAATAGGTTATAAACTCAAGGGTCATAAATTTGCCAGAAAGAACGGAGTTAAGACAACTGTTATTTATGGGATTTACAGAAGAATTGAAGACGTAGATTGGCAAGATTTACCTTTCTCATTCACTATTAAGCCATTAAAAGGTTGTTCGGAGAGCGGAGTGTTTCCTTTAGTCAATAAATTCAGTTTTGGATATATGGATATTTTAAGAAACAGGACATTGACAAAAGAAGGGATAATCAAAGAGTTTAAATCCGGCAATCATTCAGAGGGATTATGGATTGAAGAACTTATAGCCGACCCTATACCATACGATTGGAAGATATATACCTTTAATGGAAGAATAGGATTGATACGGCAATATGACCGTGCAAGAAAACCGAAGTCTACCAAGTTCTATAATGAGAATTGGGTAAATGTAAACGTCCATAAAATAGCCAGAACGTATCAGATAAACAATAAATTACCAGAGCCATATCACAAAGAGGAATTATTAGAAGTAGCCAGAAAATTAAGCAAGGCAGTTAAATATCCTTTTGTAAGGATTGATTTATACGATACTTTTAACGGAGTTTATTTTGGAGAAATCACTCCACACCCCGGAATGGAAATTACTTTGAACGATTTGTGGAATGAAAGATTAGGAGTTATGTGGGATTTAGCTATAAAGGAGTTAAGGTATGAATAAGAAAATAATCATTCAGATACCTTTTAATGTTCAGGGATTCAACAAAGAAAACGAATTAGACGAAAAATGGATAAAATACCGATTGAGTATATTTAGGGCATATTGCTTAAAAAGTCTAATCAATCAGACTAACCAATTCTTTACAGCGATGTTGAGAGTAAGAGGCGAAACACTTTCTTTAGTCCAGAAAGAATTAAAAAACCTACCGAAAAATGTTTGTGTAGTAGCAAATAATTTTCAGGTATCAGTAAGACGGCTTATTGATATAAATGATTACCATTGGCTTTATCTGGCAAGATTGGATTCAGATGATTGCTATGAGGAAAACTTTATAGACTTACTTCACAATTACCCAAAGTTAAAAGATACGGAAGTTTTGATAAGTCAAAACTGTTACGATTATGATGCAGTAAATAAAAGATTAGCAAGTTTCTGGTATAGGTCGCCACAAAGTTATACCTTAATTTACGACACGGAGGAATATAGAAAAGGATTTAGATATACTTTGAAAAATGGGCATGGTGGGGCAATTAAATTAAAACACGAATTATTAGAAGGTTACAATTATTTGAATGTTTTACACCAGAAAAACAACGAATGTAAATTCAGCGAGGTAGATACACAAGGAAGAAAAGGAATGAAAGAAATTAAAAACTCCAACAACAAAAGGAAAATATTAAAATCTTTTGGGATAGAGGCAAACAATGGGTGAGCTTAATATTTTATATCACATTACCCGGTGGGAAGTGGGGACAGCTTATAAAAACATACAATTTATGTTAGAGAATTTCGGAGGATACGTTATCAAAAACAGCGTATCGGAAGTAATAAGATATATGAGTTCAAATCCTGATTTAATGGTAGTGAGGGGAGATACAAGAAGAGATTATGAATTAGCATTGAGATATAAGATACCTTACATATTGATTGAAAATGATGTATTCAGTATGAGGAACGGACATTCAACAGAAAAAGACAAAGTAAAAATTGAAAAGGCAAGTGCCATAATATTCACAAGCGAGGGACACGTAGAATACTGTAAAGAGAAAGGGTATAAGTTACCTTATTACGAAATAATACACAGCAGACCTTTGAAAAAAGATTTAGAGTTTGAGCCGTTGCCGAAACTTGAAGGATTGAATTTAGTCTATGCCGGAGGTGTCGGGAATGCGTGGGAAAGCAGAAAAGCGAATTATGGATATAGAGCATATCACGAGATATTTAAAAAGTTCATTGAGGCAGGTTGGAACGTTCATATCTACCCGGCTATTTATAAAAATCTTAATCAATATCGTGAGATTGGGTGTGTAGTCCATAACGCTTTACCGGCAGACAAAATTTTGAGAGAAATAAGCCAATATACAGCAGGATTCCACGGTTACAATAAAACCGACGTCCCGGAGAAAGCATATAACTATACTCAAAGATGTATCGGAAATAAGGTATGGGATTTTTTGGGTGCAGGAATACCGACTATCGGATATCAAGGTGGAATGGGAATGGACATTTACCGGAATAAATGGGGAATAGTATTAAAGAGTTTAAGCAAAAGTGCTTTAGACAGAATACCAAAAAGGTTGGAGAAACTTAAAATAACAGACGAATTAAGATACAGGGAAGTAATGGATAATGACTTTGATAAATACCAGAATGTAATTAACGAGGCGTTGAAATATAAAAAAGTTTTAGAAAAATTACCAACTCCAATTATACCGAAATGGAAAAAAGAGGATATGGTAATACAGGTTACAAACAAAACACCTTTTGAGATTGAAAGAGGAAACCGTATATTCCAACCCTATGAAACAACAGCGCCATTTGCAGTCAAACAAGCTAATTGGAAACAAATCAAAGCACACGTTGGATTAAAAATATTATATATACAGGAGGGAGTATGAAAATTACAGTTTATAATAAAAATACACAAAAAATAAGCAGGGGTGAACGTGGCTACCCACCACAAACCACATCAACCTATGAAATAAGAGATAAGGATTTTCCTTTGATTAAGGCAACAAGAGATTTGAAAATAATCAAAATAGAATACGATTGTCCGATATGTAAAAAGTCTTTTAAAAGTGAAGAATCTTTACGTATGCACTTTATTAGAGTTCACGGAGAGAAGAAAAAATGAAATATTATTCGACAGTTCAGGAAGTTAGAAATTATACCGGCACAAAATACGATGATTTGGCTTTAAATTCTGATACTGATTTGAATACATTAATTGAGAATTACCTAAAACAAATTAAAAGTTTGATTGACCGCGACAGAGGAAGGGACTTAATAAGAGATTTGGATTTTGGTGATAAATTGATGTTGGTTAATGCTGAAAAACCGTGGACAGGGAAAAAGTGTTCAGTAGCCATAGTAGAAAAAGATATTGACGAAATAGACATAGTCCCAAGCGGGATATTTGCAGTAAACCAATTCACCTTACAGACCACGGTAGCAAATGATATCATAGCGTATTCAGTTATAGACGAGGATTTAAGCAAAGCTAAAACTCTTGATATGGATATTATGAGTTATGACCTTGATTTGGAAAGAGGAGATTTGCAGATAGTTCTGTCAGATGATATTACTTGCACCAATATTGTGAAAGCAATTGATTTGCCGCTGATATATGAATACGAATGGAAAAAAGTAAGAGGTTATTTAGGGACAGATGACACTCTCAACAGCGTTAAAAGTGTTGGGATTAGAATGGCAAATAATGTAGGCAGTTATTTATACGTGGGGAATGTATATACCAGAGTTATACCGGAAGGGATACATAATATTGCTATGAGAGCGTGTGCAAATATGATTAAATTAGCTTATGCCAATAGAGAAAGTCCAGTTATCACAATAGAAAATATGAACGCTCAACTAATCAAAGACCAAGTTTTAACCACAGAATTAAGGCGTGAATTAAGTTTATACAAAAAGAAAGCCAATTTTGGTTTTAGTATCGTTGCCGGCAAGGATATGGATTTAGAGGATTATGTATAATTTAGAGATAGACCCAAAACAATTAGAGAAATTGACAAAAGTTCCGGACCAAGTAGGAAAGAGAGCTTTCAAATATCTGGTTATGGAAATACAGGCTGGGTTTATTGATGAAAGCCCAGTAGATAAGGGAAAATTGCAGAAATGGAAACGCAAAAAAGTAAACGATTGGGAATACAAAATACATGATGGTCCGGAATACGCTTTATTCGTAGCTTTAGGAACAGGAATATACGGAGAACGTGGAACACCGATAGTCCCGGTAAAAGCAAAAATGTTAAGGTTTGAAACCAAAGGCGGACAGGTAATATTCACTAAAAGCGTGAAAGGTCAAAAGCCAAATCCGTATCACGAAAGAGGAGTAGCAAGAGGTGAAAAAAGGGTTGATGAATTTATCAGAAGAGCGCAGAGGGAGGTAGAAGGTGGAGTCTAAAACTTTAGAAGATGCGATTGATGATATAATGCTTGCGATTGAAACAACCTTAAAAGCTGAAATCAATATTGACGGAGGGATTTTGTCAGATGTAAAGACTTTGGTAATCGGAGAATCTACATCACAAAAACCGACTACTCCGGCATTATGGATTAATCAGGGTTTATCAAGGTTATCAAAAACAGATGAAAATTATCTAATAACAGAATATTGGAGCACAGAAATCATTGTTATAAGTGTTATCTATAATACAGACCAAAGACAAGGATTCAAAGACGCAAACAGTTTAGCGGCAAGAGCAAAAAGAGTTTTATTAACTGACCGGACTTTAGGTTTCGGACATGGAACTTTTTTTAGTGATATTAGAAGTGAAAGTTTTGAGGGAAGCAATCCTCAATATAAAAGAGGAAATATATTTAGTTCAATTTACACGTGTAAAGCATATTACACAGTCTACGAATAGAAAGGGATTTATGCCATATAAAGATAAAGATACAAGAAAAGAATATTTGAAGGCATACTATCAAAAAAATAAAGAGGAAATTAAACAGAGAGTCCGGGAATATAATGTTGAAAATAAAGAAGTAATTAAAAAACGCAATGCAAGATGGAGAAAAGAAAACAAAGAAAAGATACGAGAATATAGACTGAGAAATAGAGAAACAAGATTAAGAAAGAAAAAAGAATGGAATAAAGAAAATAAAGAACACGTAAAAAAATATCAAGAAAAATGGAGGGGGAAAAATAAAAAGGCGATTGAGGAATATAATAAGAATAAATATATTAACAACAGAGAAGAAGAAATTAAGAAAGTAAAAGAATATCAGAAAAAAAATAGAGCAAAAATATTAGATTATAAAAGAAGATTTAGAGAAGAAAACAAAGAATTATTAGCATTAAAGCAAAAAGAATATTTGCAAACAGAAAAAGGCAAGGCAAATCTACAAAGATGTGCAACAAAAAGAAGGGCAAGAGAAAGAGAAATGATAAATACTCTAACATCAGAAGAATGGTTACAGATATTAGAAGATTATGATTACAGATGTGCTTATTGTGGTTGTGAATTCGATGAAGATAATTTGCCAACAAGGGACCATGTAATTCCAATAAGCAAAGGTGGACATAACACAAAAGAAAATGTTATACCTGCATGTTTGAGTTGCAATGCAAAAAAAGGAAACAAAATACTTAAAGAAAGGAGATTTATATAATGGGAACAGTTAGAAGATATTTAGGTTGCTGCGAAGAGCAGAATTTTAATCCGGCAATTCCGCACGATGCCAAGTTTCATATAGAAATTGCGTCAGCAGGATTAGACGAGCCAGACAATCCGAATGTTGAATTTGAGAGTGGATTATATAGAGGAAGAAGAGAATTAAGACCGGGTTATTATTCTGCATCTGGAAATATAATATTCCCAATTAATGTTAGGGCAATAGGTTATTTTCTGAAATGGGCTTTAGGCAATTATGTTTTTACTGACGGAGGTGCAGGAACAAATACCCACGAGATTTATGGAAAAGAAGATACGGCATTACCAAGTTTTACTGCTCGTATTGGTAAAGACCATTTTGAACACATTTTTACAGGGACAACAATAAACAGCTTACAGTTAGAGATAGGTGGAGATTGGTTATTATGCACGGTTGATTGTATAGCAGCAAAAAGTCATAAAGACGATTTAAAAGCCATAGCTGATTTGAGCTTGTTTACTGAAAACAAGTTAACCTTTGTTGCTGCAGGTGTAACTTTCGGAGGAACACCTTATAATTGTAAAATTCAAAATATGACAATAAACATATCAAACAATGTAGATGTAGCAAAAGGGAAAGGCGTTGGAACTCGATACCCTTGCAGATTACCTATTGGTGCAAGAAATGTTGATTTGAGTGGAGTATTACATTATTTGGATACCTCTGAATATGAAAAATATTGGGGACAGGCAACAGGAATTGGTGATGACGGACCAAGTGATGAAGCAATTGTAATTACTATTGATGGCGGAGATGACGGAAGTTTGCAATTGAATTTTCCGAAAGTCCAATATACAAAAATAGGTGCGCCTCCAAGTGGTAGAGCGCCAATAGACCAAGCATTCAGTGGATATGCAATTGTTGATACGGTTACTTTGGCAGACGAAGTTACCGAAGTGGAAACAGAATTATTAGCAACTCTGGAAAATAATAATGATGATATGGACAATGATATTGAAAGTTAAATAAGAAAGGAAAGCCAAAATGGATAAAAAATTATTAACTCGTGAAGACCTTTTAAGGGGAACAAATAAAACAGAAAAAGTGTATATTGAATCTCTGGGTGGAGAAGTAGAAATCAGACCACTTAACGAGGCACAATGGGCAGAGATTGAGGCAAAGTCAAGCGATGCTTATGATATTGGGGTAGAGCCGGTATATAAAAATGTGAATGGCAAGAAAGTATACGATGACGAAGAAACGCAGAAAAATATGAAAATAAAGTTTAATGTTGAAAAAGGAAAAAGAGCAGAGTTTGAGCAATATGTTCTTGCCGTGAAATATGGTTTGGTTATGGAGATAACAGAAAATGAAATAAGGTCTATAACTCCACCCGGAATAATCAAAAAAATAGCAGATGAGATATTTAGAATAAGCGACGTAGATAAGGAGAAGTTGGAAGAGATAAAATCCTTTCGTAGAAAGTGATGATGGCATAGAAATATATGCTATGCACGAAGAAATGGGTTTAAAAATAGCTAACAGTTATCAGGAAATGACCAGAAGGCAGAGAATATTTTTCCAATATTCTTACATCAGAAAACAGAATTTAATGAAAGAAATTTACGAAGGCAAAGATGTGGACGCAAAAAAGAAAGCGGAAGATATAGTAAATAGGAGCAGGTAATGGCAAATACAATTGAATTTATAATAAAGGCAATAGATAAAATCACTCCGACTATGAATCAAGTCAAACAGCAGACCGGAAGTATGACGACCTTTATGCAGAATAATTGGCTTAAAGTTGGAGCGGCAACAACGGGGGCGGCTATGGCTATTGAGGGATTTGCCAAAAAACAAGCGCCATTGTTAGAAGGTGCGAGAAAGTTAGCTAATAGTATGGATATGTCAGAAGGTGCGATGATTGACCTAATAACTCAAACCTCTAACGTTACCTTTAGCCTTGATGACGTTATCGGAGTAATGGAAAAAGGACGACAACAGGGTATCAAGTCAGCAGAAGATTTACAGAACTATGCTAACTTTTGGGATTTGTTAGCAGATGCCACAGGAGAAAGTTCGGTAGCTATGGCAGACCAATCAAGTGCATTAAGAGCAGTAGGAGTAGCGGCAGGAGATGAGGCAGAGGCGATTTCAGCTTTAGGATATATACATCAGGAAACAACAGGCGATATAACCGAGTTTCTTCAAACAGTAGGGAGAATGGGACCAGATTTAAGAGAATTAGGTCTTGATATAAACGATACAGCCGCTTTATTGGGTGCGATGGAACACGAATTGGGTATGACTTCAAGAGTAGCAAGAACAGAATTCTCACAGGCAGTTAATCAATCGGAAGGTGATTTAGGAAAACTGCTTGGAATGTTAGGATTAACTGGAGAACAGTTTGACGAATATAAAGGCAAAGTTGCAGAAAGTAGCACGGTATTAGAGGAACACGCGAAAATAAATAATGAAACAATGTTCACATCTTTAGACAAAATCAAACATCAAATAGGTGAAGTCGCTATGAAGTTCTCGCCTTTCATTACTCAATTGGCTGATTTTGCACCGGCATTAATTGCAGTTGGTCCGGCTATGAAAATCTTTGCCACAGCAGGCTCTGGAATAGGTAAAGCGTTAGGATTGGTTAGTTCCGGATTTACTACAGCCTTAGCAGGTGCGAAAAGTTTTATAGCTTTAGCTATGGCTAACCCTCTAACACCTTGGATTATTGCCATAGGTGCAGTAGTAGCCGCGATTATATTAATCTATAAGAATTGGGATAAGATAGTGGAATTCTTTAAGGTAACAGTTGATGTAATCAAAGATGTTTTTGGAAAAATAGCAGAATGGGTTTCAAATACTTTTGGAGGAGTATGGGAAAAAGTGCAGGAGATATTTGGTTTGATATTCGATTATATTGTAGATAAATTCAGTAATTTGGCATCGTTTATTATTAACCCTTTTGGCTTTATCATAGAACAATTAGACAACCTCTTTCCGGGATTAAAAGATAGTCTTGTTGGTTTTCTGGAATCAATAGGAGATTTTATGTCTGAAAAAATGGGTTGGATTGTAGAGAAGGTTTTAGGGGTCTGGGAAGGATTTACGGATAAACTGAAATCAGTATGGAGTGGAGTGGGAGAAGCCTTAAAAGGATTTGTAAATATTTTTATCAATGCCATTAATTGGATTATTGGAGCACTTAATAAATTCAATGTAAAAATACCGGATTGGGTCCCGGTATATGGTGGGAGAAATTGGGGATTCAATATACCAAAAATTCCAACACTTCATTCAGGAGGGGTTTTTGAAGCACCAACTCCCGGTGGAGAAGGATTGGCTTTATTGAGGGACAAGGAAACGGTCAGAACTCCAGAACAGGAAAAAGCCCTACAATCGGGAGCAAGTATTGTTATTAGTCAAGGTGCAATTGTAATCAATACCCAGAGATTAGATGATAGAGAAATCAATCGTGTTGGAGATAAATTAAT